ATTATCGCGGCTTTTGAGGAGTATGTTAGACATAAGTTTAAGATCCGTAGTGTTAGGTTATACAATGAAATGAACACATTTATTTATTTAAATGGTCGACCAGATCACCAGAAAGGTCAACATGATGATTTAATAATGGGGATATCAATGCCGATATATGTCGGAGAATCATCATTTTCAAAATTAGAACGTGTAACTGAACACACAAAAAAAATGTTAGATTCGTGGTCAGTGGCTCATAACGAAACGGTGGCAAATGAGGTCTACTTTAATCCCACATTACCAAATGTTAATGTTAAACACGACAGATATGGTCGACAAGTAACGGAAGCTTCCAAAAGTGACTATGTTAAATACGGTTGGTTATTTGGTGGTAGGTAATATTTATTAATATGGGATTTGTAAGACGTAGGGTTTCTGGTAATTATTTTGGTGGGTCTAGTTTAATAGTACCTGGTCAAGGTGTTTATAGTATAAAAAAATATAACAATTTCGTCGGTAAATCTGGGATAAAAAAAGATAATTATGACGATATTCCATTACCAACTCCAACACCAACTCCAACACCTACTAACACACCAACCCCAACAATGACCAATACCCCAACAATGACCAATACCCCAACAATGACCAATACCCCAACACAAACACCTACTGTAACCCCAACACAAACACCTACTGTAACCCCAACAATGACCCCAACACCAAGTGGATTACCAGAGTGTAAATGTTATAATTTTATTTATAGTTTTAGTGGTCGTGAAGATAGGTGTGTTGCAAGATATATGGATTGTGAGGACAATAATAATGAAGTAACTCTTAACGTGGGGGATAACTATGTGTGTACAAAAGATCAGAGTAGTTTTATCCTAACATCAGGGTGTAGAGGTTCAATTGTTGAGGTAATTGATAATGGTGTTTGTGACGAATTATGTGGTCTTGGTGTATGTATAGAATATGAGATTTACAATCCACTAGGAGCACCTTGTGAAGTTTACTACATTGATTGTTTTGGTGATAGAGGATTTTATACTGTAGGTCCGTTTGATACTGTATCTATTTGTTCAACATCCGGTTTTGACTACATGTGTAAGGGATTAAACATTACAGAGATTGGACCTTGTGTTTAGGAATTATTTATATTTATTAAAAAATGTTTAAATTATAACCATGGAACAAAATAAAAATTTAACAATATGGCAGAAGTTATCCAAAACGTTTGGACCAAACTCCTTACTGGGTATGGATTATCCGTCATATAAATTCGATAAAAAAGAACTATTAAAAACCACGGACAAGGAAACGTACGAAAGAGAAAAATTACAACTCCAACAATCGTTTTATTTATCCAGTCAGTGGCAAAAAGTTGAAAATAATTTGTACACCCAAGCGGTTTACTATGAACCAAATCGTATAGCGGCGTTCTATGATTACGAATCAATGGAATACACCCCAGAAATATCGACCGCTTTGGATATCTATTCTGAGGAATCTACAACACCAAATCAAGATGGTCACATATTACAAATCTATTCCGAGTCAAAAAGGATTAAGGGAATATTAGCCGATTTGTTTAATAACACATTAGACATTAATACCAATCTACAAATGTGGATTAGAAATACATGTAAGTATGGTGATAACTTTGTGTACCTTAAATTGGACCAAGAAAAGGGTATTGTTGGGTGTGTACAATTACCAAACATTGAGATTGAACGTTTGGAGAGGGGTACAGAAGCTATGTCAATAAACGCTTCACCGGATCCAAAAGCTAAGGGTGTTAGATTTCACTGGAAAGCGAAAGATATGGAATTCAACACTTGGGAAATAGCTCACTTCAGATTACTTGGTGATGATAGAAAATTACCATACGGTACATCTATGTTGGAGAAAGCGAGACGTATATGGAAACAACTTGTACTAGCTGAGGACGCTATGTTAATATATAGAACATCGAGAGCACCAGAACGTAGAGTGTTTAAAGTTTATGTTGGTAACATGGACGATAAGGATGTTGAAGCTTATGTACAACGTGTAGCGAATAAATTTAAACGTGACCAAGTTGTTGACAACAAAACTGGTAATGTTGACTTACGATTTAATCAGATGGCGGTCGATCAGGATTATTTTATTCCTGTTAGAGATCCAGCCCAAACAATGCCGATAGAAACATTACCAGGTGGTACAAACCTATCTGAAATCGCGGATATTGAGTATATCCAAAAGAAATTGGTTACCGCTTTAAGAATACCAAAAGCTTATTTAGGTTTTGAGGAGGTCGTTGGTGATGGTAAAAATTTATCGTTACTGGATATTAGATTTGCTAGAACAATAAATAAAATACAAAAAAGTATTTTAGCTGAATTAAATAAAATCGCTATTATTCACTTATTCCTAATGGGATTTGAGGATGAATTACAAAACTTTACATTAGGGTTAACAAACCCATCTAAACAAGCTGACTTGTTAATGGTTGAGGTTTGGAAAGAAAAAATGTTACTTTATAAAGATTGTGTGGGTGAAATACCTAAGTCAATACAACCAACGTCAGCGACGTGGGCTAAGAAACATATTCTTGGTATGTCTGATGAGGATATTAAACTTGACATTAATCAAATTAGAATGGAGAGAGCTATTTCAGCTGAACTCGATAATACCGCTACGGTTATTACCAGGACTGGAATATTCGATAACGTAGATAGGTTATATAAAACGGTAACCGGTAGTACACAACCAACAACACCAACAGCTGGTGGACCATCATCACCACCTCCACCAGGTGGGGGAGCTCCACCACCACCTCCACCACCTCCAGGACCTGAAGAACCGTTAGCTGATGAGGTAACACCAAGAAAATTAGGTTTATTATTCGAGGATAATAACACAACGTTTGATGAGTATTTTAACCACAATAAAAATAATTCTTTGGGTGAAATTTCGGAAGAGTTAGATAAATTGTTAAATGGGTAATATTTATACTAAAAAAGATCATGGAATTTGGTATATTAAAAACAAAAATTGAGGACAAACTGGTTCACTCATATGTCAATAACACAATGAAGAAGGATTTATTTGTTTTCGAACAATTAATTTTAAATAATAAAAATTTAAGTAAGTTGTACCTAATGTATGATGAATTATCATCAAAAAAAGGTTTATCAGAATCTGTTGGTAATGATTTTATAACTGAAAGTATTTCCGAATTTAAATCAATTAAAAAAAATATAACAAAGTCAGACTTGGATGAAATCAACATGTGGATTGGACATTTAAAATCGGAAAATAGATATGTTGATATTGACAACCTTTTTACCACTAACGTCACAAAACTTGAGGAAAAAGTTAAAAGTAAAAAAAATATTTTAACAAATTTAATGGATACTCAAAATATAACTGAATCAAAACCTAATGTAACTTTATCTAATTTAATGAACATAGCTAACAAAACTGTTAACGATTATCTAGACACATTATCTGAATCAGAAAAAAATGAAGTTAAAAAATTAATAAGTGAGGATGAGAATAAATTAATGGTTGAGTTTAACTTTATAAAAGAAAATTCAATTAACAGATTAAATAAGTTAAAATTGTCGGAGTCAAACACTGATGTGATAAAAACCATTGACGAGACAATATCTAAAATTGAGGGTGAGGACTTTTCAAAAGTATCTTACGTTAAATTAAAAAGACTAAATGAGGATCTTTAATTTTTGTTTTTAAATTTTTCTCTGTATATAGCTTTATTTAAAATCTGTCTTTTTACGACAGATTTTTTTTTGTATTCTTTTCGATCATTTAGAAAACTATTCTGTCTTGTTTTAATTACCTTACTCTTCAATTCTTTAAGAGCTTTCTCAATTTCATTTTTTCTTACCTTAACTATTAACATAATTCAAATTAAATGTTTATTATATTGATATATATACAAATTTTTCGTAAACTTATTAAAAAATAAACAAATATACTATGAAAAATAGAAATGAAAAAAGGAAAAACGTCAAAAATAGATGGTTTTAAAAATTCAAAAGTTTTATACGGAACTGTTGACTCAAAAAATTTAAAATCTTTATATCTAAATTTACAGACCTGGGTTGAACCCAAATACGAGTCTGAAAACTGGCCTAGAGTCATCATGAACATGAGTAGATCAGTTAAACATTCAATATATAATAATTTAGATACATCATTATTCAATAAAAATTACATTGTTGATCTTGATTTAAGATCTAGTGGGATTCAGATTAATAAAAAATCATTTATGAATCTAGAAATAAATCTATATTTAACGGAAAATATGGATTTTAAATCAAACGAAATAAAAAAATCATTAAAAAATTTACTTAAAAGAATATATTCTGAGGTTTTAAATAATAACACACATTTTGATTTTTATCTAACCAAAAATGGAAATTATAAAGAGGTTAAGATAAAAACAGAAAAAGTTTAATATTTATTATAAAACTTCGAAATGAAAATATTAGCACCTAATGAAACCGGTAAGGGTATTCTAATTGAGTACGACGCTGGGTATATAAATCCTAAGTCGGAAAACAACCACTATATAATGGAATCCAAAAGTTTTATGGACCATTCAAAACCATTTGAGTTCTACGCTGTACTCCAGAAGTATGACACACCAAATAGAAATGGACGTGTATACCCTAAGAACATATTGATGAGGGAATCGGATAATTACAAAAAGATGATTGATAAGGGTATTTCGTTATCTGAGTTAAATCACCCAGAGTCATCTCTTATAGATTTAGATCGTGCGTCACACATCATTACAGACATATGGTGGGATGGTCCGGTATTACTTGGTAAACTAAGATTACTAACTAGTCCTGGGTTTCATGAGAGTGGGATATGTTCAACAAAAGGTGATATAGCGGCTAACTACCTTAGACAAGGGGTTACACTTGGTATTTCATCTAGAGGTGTTGGTTCCTTAAAAAAGGTGGGGGACAGAAACGAAGTTCAGGATGATTTTGAATTAATTTGTTTTGACTTAGTTTCATCACCGTCAACCCCAGGAGCTTATCTATTTTTAAATAAAGATGATCGATCTAAATATGAAGAAAATTTAGATGAGGAAAAGAAAATGAATATAGAAAGAGCTACCGGAGTAGAATCATCATCTATAGACAAAACAAAAAGTTTAATGGATAAATTATCTTCATTTCTTGACAAATAAAAAAATAAGTTTTATTTTTGTTCTAAATTAATAAATTAATAAAATTATGGAACAAGGACAAATGTATTTTGTGACCAAAATCACTTCCGACTTATTGGATAGTGAGACTGGTAAAGTTAGAAAAGTAAAAGAAGAGAAGTTAGTATTGGGGTATAGTCCAACTGACGTGGAAGCTAAAGTAACAAAAGTATATGAGAATTATACGATGGACTGGAGAATCACATCAATAACTGAAAGTAAAATTGATGAGGTTATCGAATAAAAAAAAATAATTTAATATTTTTTAAAAGGTGGGGATACATTTGTGTCCCCATTTTTTTTTACTTAAAAACCGAATTAATTGAATTTTTTTGATTTCAATACTATTTATATGGAAACAAAACAATAAATGAAAAAAAATTCTTTAGTAGAGGATACACTATTCCAGATTAATAATCTGGAAAACGTTATTAAAGAGAACGCACAAGGAATACTTCAATCAACAATGAAGGAAGAAATCAAATCTTTAGTAAAAGAATCGTTAATGGAACAAAGTGAACCAGCGATTGATGACGAAGACGAAGTAGAAGGGGTTGCAGAACCTATGGACGACACTCAGGATCTAGGTGATGATGACATGATGGCTGATGATGACATGATGGCTGATGATGACATGATGGCTGATGATGACATGATGGCTGATGATGACATGATGGATGATGACGAAACTATTGACATGACTGACGCTTCACCAGAAGAAGTTCTTAAGGTGTTCAAAGCTATGAGTGATGAAGATGGAATTATCGTTAAAAAAGACGATAACATGATTCATTTAACAGATGATGATAATGAGTATTTAATTAAATTAAACGAGTCCATGAGAGATTTTGAATATGAAGACGACGATTTTGAAGATGATTTCGAAATCCCAGTAAAAGCTAAAAGACACAGGGACCACGGTCACGGATCTAAAAAATTCGAAATGGATTTAGATGATCTTGAACTTGACGAGTATGATTATATGGGTCATGACTTATATGAATCAGACCCTATGGTTTATGAGGTAGATGATTATGATGATCTAAATGAAGGAGATCCTATGGTTTATGAAATGGACGATGAGGAATCTGGAGCTTATAATCCGGATGATACAATCTATGAAATTGAAATGAACGTTGATTCAGATGATTTTGATGATGATTCAGATGAGATTGATTTTGATGAGATTGATTTTGATGACGATGAGGTAGTTCGTGAGTCTAAATCGTTTAAAGCTAAAGGTATGGGTATGGGGTCACCATCAAAATTCAAATATGGTAAACGACCAAACTTAGACAAAGGTTTTGATGAAGACATGAAAGAAGGTCCTAAACACAAATTTACTGGTAAAGCTAAATTTGAGTATAAAGAGGAAGTTAATTCTGATGGTAAATTAAAACCACTATCTAAGAAAAAAGAAACAAAAGAAGCTTCTAGAACTCTTGGTAATGGGAAAAGATTTGGAAGAATGGGGTTAGATAAACCAAAAGCAGCTCCAAGACACCTAAGAAAAGAAAGTACTGAGGAACTTCACGTTTTAAGAAATAAGAATGAGGAGTATAGAAAAGCTTTGGATCTTTTTAGAAATAAACTAAATGAAGTGGCTGTATTTAATTCTAACTTAGCTTACGCTACACGATTATTTACGGAACATTCAACAACTAAACAAGAGAAACTTAATATTCTTAAAAGATTTGACAATGTCGATACTTTAAAAGAATCTAAGAATCTTTATCAGTCAATTAAAGGAGAACTTTCAGAAGGAAAAACTGAATCTGGTAATATTACAGAATCAATCGAGAGAACAGTATCTAAAGCACCAACAAATGGTTCAGCTGTTAATCTAATTGAATCTAAAACTTATGAGAATCCTCAGTTTTTAAGAATGAAAGACTTAATGACAAAAATAAAATAAATAAACCTAAAAATAAAAACCTAAAAAAATGGGAGCATTATTAGAATCAGGTCTTGTAGGTAACATCGGGTTAAAACACCTTAAAGTTATCAAAGAAGACACAATAAACAAATGGGACAGATTAGGGTTCCTAGAGGGTCTTAAAGGACACTTAAAAGAAAACGTAGCTCAGTTATATGAGAACCAAGCGTCTTTCCTAATTAACGAAGCAACTTCTGAAGGTTCAAACGGAGCTTTCGAAACTGTTGTTTTCCCTATCGTGAGAAGAGTATTCTCTAAATTATTGGCTAACGATATCGTATCGGTACAAGCTATGAACTTACCAATCGGTAAATTGTTCTACTTTATTCCACGTATCCAAGGTTACGCTTCCGGAGATACTCCAAGTGCAGCTAATGGATGGACTGGATTTGGTGAACATTATTCACCAATCGGATCACCAGAAGCGGTAGCTAAAGGTGAAAATGATCCAGGACAAGGATACCCAGGATATTTAGGAATCAATAACAAACCATTCAAGAAAAATCTTTATGATTTATTTTATGAAGGTTCTGAAGGTGAATTAGATCCTCCAGGATTATTTGATTACTCTAAAGGTTCTTGGACAGCTGTTTCACAAACCACAACAATGCAGGTATGGGTTGGTTCTGGTTTAGAAGACGCTGACGCTGGTCAATTAGATGATCAAACAAACCTTCGTAAAGTTATTGTTAAACTTTGTGGATGGAAATCTATTCCAGGTATTGGTAAATTAATTGGTCCTGATGGTCATGAGGTAGATTCAGAAACTTTCCTTTCTGATTTAAGACTTTACGCTAACACACCTTTCTTGACTGAAAATTCACCTTGTAATCCATTGTTTAACCAAAATGGTCCTAACTCTTTATTGTTCCGTGTGGTAACACAAATCTACGGTAAGGGTATCGTTCAACCTACATCAAATCTACAGTACACTGATTATCCAGGAAATGGTAACGGTGGTGCGTTTAACAACACTTGTGATGACGCTGGTTGTATCTACTTAGAAGTTGATCTTTCTTGTCCAGCTTGTGCTACATGTGGTGATTCTTCATTAGATGGATACACAGGATCAACAACGGTTGAAGCTGTGGACATCGAATCAATCACAGCTGTTTGGAGACGTTATAAAAACTTGGAGTTTGAAGATCAAATTGGTGAGGTTTCTTTCGACTTGGAATCTGTTACAGTTTCTGTCGCTGAAAGAAAACTAAGAGCTCAATGGTCTCCAGAATTAGCTCAAGACGTTGCGGCATTCCACAACATCGACGCTGAAGCTGAATTAACAGCTTTATTATCTGAACAAGTAGCTGCGGAAATCGACCGTGAAATCTTACGTGACTTACGTAAAGGTGCGGCTTGGAACCTACGTTGGGATTACAACGGATGGAGAAGAGTACAACAAGTAACTTCTTACACTCAAAAAGACTGGAATCAAACATTGATTACAGCGATTAACCAATTGTCAGCTCAAATCCACAAGTCAACTCTTCGTGGTGGTGCTAACTGGATCGTTGTTTCTTCTGAAGTTTCAGCTATTTTTGATGACTTAGAATACTTCCACGTATCTAACGCTTCACCTGAGCAAGATCAATACAACATGGGTATCGAAAGAGTTGGTACTTTAGCTGGTCGTTACCAAGTGTATAGAGATCCTTACTTCCCACCAAACCAAATCTTGTTGGGTCACAAAGGTACTTCTTTATTGGACACTGGATACATCTACGCTCCATACGTACCTCTACAATTAACACCTACAATGTATAACCCATTCAACTTCACACCTATCAAAGGTATCATGACTAGATACGCTAAGAAAATGGTTAACAACCGTTTCTATGGACGTATCACAGTTGATGGAGTTCGTACATTTGATTTAAGAGAATTGAGATAATCAATATATCTTTAGTATAAGAAAAGGTCAGAGAAATCTGACCTTTTTTGTTATATGTTAATTTTTACCTATGTTTTGTTCATTTATTAACTAATTTATGACATGATAATATATTGTACAAATATTTATTAAGTACAAAGATTTTTATTATGAAAAAACATATTATTTTTTTATTAATGGTTTTCATTAGTTTTATTTCTAGGACACAATGTGGTAATTACATTATCCATGAAAGTTTTACAAGTACGTTACCAACACAAGGGGGTACATGGTCATCAAATTCAATGATTGTTTTAACATCACCAGTTAGGACTGGTACTCACTCAATTGGGTTTAATGGTACCGGTGATTGGGTTAGAACACCACAGATATCTAATCCAGGTGTATTATCTTTCTGGTATCGTAGAAGTGCTAATTCAACCGCTTGGACACTAAATATACAAACGTCACCGGATGGTATAACTTGGACCACTCGTGGGTCTATAACCACAATCACGACAACATACACACAATACACACTCGATATTGGATCTATTGGTTTAACAAATGTTTTCATAAGACTCCTAGATTCTCGAGCTTCTGGAGCTCATGAAAGATATGTTGACGATTTAAATCTCACATCAACTGTCTCATCACAAAATTTATTAATACCAATACTCTCAAGTTGTTCACAAACATTGTCGTCCAGCTTAACTTACACTTTAACTGATGATGGTGGACCATCTGGGCCAACATTAACCGGATATGGTAACAACATTAACAGAACCGTAACATTTTCACCGTCCGATAACACAAAACTATTGGAGTTATCATTTACACAGTTGGATTTAGAAACTGGGTACGATTATTTATATGTGTATGACGGTCCAAATACATCATCAACACTTTTAGCGACATTAAATGGTACAACAATACCACCAAATATAACCGCGACAAATTCGACCGGACAATTGACCATACGATGGACCACAGATGTATCTAATGTTGGTACTTGGGGTGGGTTCGCTGTAACAATTAATTCAACATCACCCGTATCATTACCGGTCGATCTTATGTCGTTTGACGGTGTGGTTTATCCTGGATTTAATTTAATTAGGTGGGTTACAGCTTCTGAATATAATTCAGATTACTTTCAAATCGAAAGAAGTACTGACGGTGAAATATGGAAAATTGTTTCCACAAAAACAGCTTCTGGTAATAGTAATACAAAGGTGTATTATAGTTATCTAGATAACATTGATGAATTTACCATTAATTATTATATATTAAAACAATATGATTTTGATGGTAAATGTAAAACATATGGACCAATATCTTTAGACAATACAAAACAATTTAAAAAAGTATTAAAATATGTTGATGTATTTGGTAGGGAAGTTGACCAGTACACAAATGGTTTGTTATTTGAGTTATATGAGGACGGTACAATGAGAAAAATAATTAGGTAGTTGATAACACCCTAATGGCTTTTGATATCACTTCAGTTTCACCAATAGTAAACGACCCCCTATTATGAGCTGATTTAACGGATTCTACCAGGAAATAAATCGATCTTTCCCTATCCATTGTGGATAACATAAGTTCTAGATGTTCTTCATTTAGGATATTTATAGACCCAAACAAATTACCGTAAATTTCCTCTTTTTCTTCCATAAAGATATTTATATAATAATGATAAGTAATAACAAAATAAAGGAAATAATACAAGAAGTAACATCCACTAATGGAAGTCGAGGATCTTATATTGGACCCCTCCAAAATGGGATTAGATTATTTAAAAAAGATCAATTGGACCCATATACAGTACCTGTGTCAAAATATGATAGTCCAGAATTGGAATATGACAGTTATGATGGTAAAATGGACACACCAAAAAAGAAAATAAAATCAATTGAAAAAAAGGCTAAAAAATCCTCAGAGTATTTAAAAAAACACCCGAACTCAACATTTAGTGATGATGAGGGTAATGTTATTAATCCGTCACCTGGTAAAATAAATGAAGTGGATACCACAACATCAGCTGGTGGGTATAATGGACCTATGGAACTTGGTTTACGTAAATGGAAAAAACATATTTTAGGACCATATACCGATGAGGTTGATCATCACACCACAAAAAAACATAAACAAAAGACTCTTAAAAATAATGTAAAACGTATTGTTGGTGTTTGGGAAAAGGATCCAAATACAAAATCACATGATGTGGAGACATACCCGGTACACACAATTAATGAAGACCTGGGGGTTTGGTTTGGTACTAAAAAGAAACCTAAAGGGTCAAAACAACCAAAAGGTCCATGGGTTAATATTTGTCGAAAGGTAGATGGTAAACATCCTCCATGTGGGAGACCTGACACTGATAAGGGGGGTTACCCTAAGTGTAGAGCTGCTGGTGTAGCTGGTAAAATGTCAGATTCACAAAAAAAATCGGCTTGTCAACAAAAAAGAAAAGCTGAAAAGAAAGACACACAAAGTGGTAAAGGTCAAAAACCTGTTATGACTTCATATAAGACCCGTAACGAGTCGATTGGTAAGTTGGTTGACCTAATCCTTATCGAGATTAGAAATTCTTTCTAAAACGTTGTGTAGTGAGTTTTTAATCTGTGAATTTACAACATCCTCATAATTTAAACGTCTTTTTTCAGTTTCCATATCGAAAATTTGAGTAATACGTTCCCAGTCACGATTGGACAACTTAACACTATAGTGATACACATGATTTGTTAAGTCGACTCTTTTATAATCCATAGTAACAAATATGTCAAGTTCTTTGTTTTCCATATACCTTTTATTAGACATTGGAGCGATCATAAATTTGGTTGACGGGTGTTTTATTACTTTTAAACAAATCATAAAACATGTTTTTTCATATGTAGTCGCTTCCTCTTCATATGTTGGTAGTGTTCGACCCTTTTTAAACCAAATGTAGAATCTTAATTTTAAACGTCTAAAAAATCTAAATAGTTTCTTTTTCATAATGTTAATTTGTTTGACAAATATACACGAAAAAACTAATTAAACAAATTTTTTGGTTTTTTTTTAACAATAAGGGGGAGAACATCGTTTTTTACCATCAAGTCCTGGTTTTGTACCTTTACATACTTGGACAGCGTATCCATTTGCGTAAGCACTTGGGTAAACATCGAATTTGGATTTGGCTGCTGACTTACCCCTGGAACACAATTTAGTACCTGATTTTTTTTTACCTTCAGACATCATATCTTTATCGTCAATATTCATTGACATTTCCATCCCATCTTTTTTGGATTCGTTCATAATAAAATCAAAAACTTGATCCATGTTGTTTTTAGCTTCGGATATGTGATCCTGAGCCCAATCATGTCCATTTTCTAATATTGATTCCACCATTTCCCGATCCAGGTCCAATAGTAAATCACACTGTCGTCTCATTTGTTCAAGGTTTGAGAAGAACATATATCTTGATGACATATGTTCTTCCTCCATTAAAACTCTCCTAATTATTCTATTTAAATTCATATCTATATTTTTTTAATTGTTCAGTCCAAACATTCCACCTAATGTCACCGAACCCATTTGTGTTACCGGGGTTCCATATCCATCGGACCACACTGGATGTGGAGGTGATACCTGTGTAACTGTTCCTCCGGTCGCTCCACAATCACAACATATTACACATTCAAAGTATTCAGTACCAGCACTTCTTGGCGGTTCAGTTCTATTCGGGTTCAATAATCTACATTGTGTCCCACTTAAATAATAATCCGCTAATTCAAATGCTGGGTATATATTATCCACTGGACATGTGTTAACGACTGTAAAACAATTACCGTAAATGTCACTAATTGTTGGTCTAGGTACTAACCTTGGGAATCCAGTAACGGTTATCCATTCCGATAGGGTTAATGTTACTTGTGATTCAACTAACGTATCACAATTAATTACAGTAATACCTAATGTTGAGTTTAACTCACACTCACCACACGTTGAGTAGGGTAAGTGTGATTCTGATTCAAATATAAAATCTGGGATACCGTAATTAACTTCCGACCATGTATCTAAAATCTGAAAACATAAAAAATTAGAATTTCCCCAATGTGATTTAACAAAGTCATTAATGTTATAAACACCACTTGGTGCTACTAATATTCCAGATACACCAGTGTTACATTCTTCACAATAAAATAAGTCGTGAGACACCATTTCACAACTACCGCAGTTGTCATATGATAATAAACTGTAGAATGTATAGTCACCATCAAAATCAGGTCTAGTATTTGTTACTTCACAACAAACGTTATAAACTGGGTGGAAGAATGTGTTACCATTTGGAATATACTCATATGAATTTATCGACCCGTTAATAAATTGTGATAACAACCCAACTGTTATTAGACTTGAGTAAGATGTGAAGTATACGGTATTTGACCATATTGTCATTCCATTTGGTGATCCGTCAGTTGTGTTGTAAATCTGGATCATTGTATTTGTTGATGGGTCTATCTCATAAATTTCATTCGGACACGGGTCTGTAATGTATAACTTATTATTAACCCCATCAAATAATATTTCTTTATCACAACAGCAACTATTAAGTCCTGGTGAGTAGTTTGAAACTGACGATGTGTTTAAATCTATTACTGTGTAGGTCGTACTAACTGTGGCAACATATAATAAATTATTTGACAAGTCATAACTCATTGATGTCCCTTGGGAAGCTATCCCAAATGTTCCAACCGGGGTGTATGCCGTATTAAAAATTTGTACATAATTATTACCCGTACCACAAACATAAATCAAACTTCCTATTTGGAGTATGTCGTTTACACCCTCTATTATTGACGGGAAAACATTAACTTGGGTTACGGAACTATAAGATGGTACGGTGTACATTCTAATTTCATCTGAACCTGTTGCGTTTTCAACACCCACGTAAAAATAACCATCATTTGTGTTAAAATAAGCAACTTTAGGGTAGTACGGATATCCAAGACTGAGTGTAAATGGACTCATTGTTGATGTATCAACAAAAGTGATTGAATTACTATTATAGTTTGGTATTGATAAAATATTGTTAGATATATCTAGACCCAATTTTCTAGGTCCGACACCCACATTTATTGTGGAAACCACTGAATTTGTTGTTAAATCAATTTTTCTAACTTGATTACTATCACGGTAACCCACGTAAGCGTAAGTACCATCATTAACCACACTAAAGGCGTAGTTACCACCTGTGTTGATTTTAAGTAATTCCCCATAAACATCTACTTCACTACACGAAGTGAAGTCATATGTAACCCCATGACATTCAAGACAATCCTCACAACCTGAATGTGGGTCAAAATCAGCTAATTCAGTATAGGTAACCGGTTCACTTGGGTCGACGATGTCTGGACTTATTTCATAACAACCCTGACCAGTCGATATATTTGTAGCGTCTCCAACGGTAAATAAGTTTGAGGTCCATACAATATCTTCATGACCATCTAAACAGTTAATTAATTTCTTTTTTTCGTTTGTTGTTGATAAACAATCATCACAGAAAACTCCTGTTTTAATTGGGTTCCCATAGTCAAAAATTAATTCACCAGTTGCTGGTTCACCCTCTATAATACGATTAACTATTCCACAGTATGTGGTAATACCTAATAAGTCCGTAAACGATACTAGGTGATCACTGTAGGTATTATTTGGGAAAGGTATGTAGTATACGTTTTCACTTAAACATTCATATACTTCGTAAATTATCGGTTGGTTTAATAAACAGTCCTCACACCCTGTTTGTGTGGAAGCTGAGTACAATTCACCACTAATTCTGGGAGATATTACCAATTCTTTAAATTCAAAACATGCCGTAATTCTAGTAATCGGTTCAAATTCTTTTCCTGATAGGTAAAAATCCAAATAATACACATCACCTGGGGTTGGTATTGGTGAAAAATCATTTTTGTCAAGGGTAACGGAACCAAATACCCCTTGACAATCCGAGAATGATAAAGCGTTTGACTCTGTTGATAAACATAATTCACAGTCTTTTATGTATGAATTTACAACGACCGCATTTGGTTGAGTAGCCCCACCAGGATCTTTCTCACTTCGGATGACATAACAACCAAACGGTATAGATCTAAGACTACCGGTGAGACCACTAAATGAGTATATTAATCCAACATTTAATTGGGATGTTGGGTCATCGACATAAACCCCATATTGAAAATCTTTTGGTGAATTACACAATGATATTTGAAAGTATCTTATATTTGCCATTTTTATTTTTAATTTTTAATTATTTAATCCAAACATTCCACCTAATGTTGCCGAACCCATTTGTATAACAGGAGTCCCGTAACCATCGGTCCACACTGGATGTGGTGGTGATACCTGAGTAACAGTACTTCCAGTCGCTCCACAATCACAACATATCACACATTCAAAATATTCAGTACCAGCACTCCTAGCTGGGTCTGGTTCCGGTCTAGGATTAAAAGCTCTACAAGTAGGACAACTAAAATAGTTTTCTACAGGAACAACTAAATTACCTACAGGTTGTTGTGGACAAGACTCAACTACTGTTCTACAAATATCATTTGTATCAAGAAAACAATTAAAACCAAATGAAACAAATTGGTTTGTGACAAAATTAGATCTTGACCTATCTTGTGCTTGTTGTGAAAGAACAAGTTCCGTATAAGCGGTGTAATTTAAATCAACAATTTGTAATTCTTGTGTATCACAATTTACTGTTCTTACACCAATTGTCCTATTTCCAATACATTCCTCACAATCATTATATGTTATTGTATTGCCACCACCATCTCTTTTGGTGTTATACACCCCCCCTAGGGTAGTTGGGTCTACCTCTTCAATTAATTCTACACATAAAAAATCATTATCACCATACATTATTTGAACAAAATCACCTGACTGTTTTGATGGATCGGTATATACTGGTCCTATTGTATTTGTATAACATTCTCTAGCCAACCATACTTTATAAGTTGGAAGAAAACCAGAACAACTTACTGGTTGTAACGTTGAAATATAGATATTATATGACGTACTTGTTTGGTTTCCGAGTTTGTAAATTAATCCGTCAAATGGATTTAAAAATTCGTAACCAAACGGTAGTACTTGGTTTGTTTGCAAATAACCCTCAAACACATCATCACAAGTAAAATAGTCATAATTAACACCATTACAAGTTTGACAAGATGTACAACCAGGATGAGGTTCAAAATCTAAAAATCCATTTTGTGTTACAGGATCAAGTGTTTCACCAATTATTTCATAACAACCTCCATTTATTTCTAAATTTGATGATTCACCCACACCAAACAATTGAGATGCCCAAACTACTACCACATCTCCAGAATCTGAACAGTTTTCAAGTAAAACTCTTTTGTTTACGTTTTCTAAACAAACATCACAACAATCTCTAGAATCACACTTACCATAATCAGTTACAAATGTATATGTCCCACCAAATTCAAACGCTTGTTGACCCACAATACCACAAAATTCATTAATTCCATCCGTATAAGAAATTAAATTTCCTTCAGGAAAATTATAAGGAAGATACACATAATCAATTATATCTCCAGTACAATTACGAACGTCATAAACAAATGATGCCCCGGTTAAACAACTTTGACAACTTGTTTGAGCGGTATAACTTAAAGTGTTCACAATTTGTTGTCCTTGAAACTGTAATTGTTCCGATAATTTTAAATAATCATTTGTTGATAGAGTACCAATTTCTTTTGGACCAAAACAACCTTTCTGTAAAGTACCATTGGATAAAAATTCAATATATAAAACTTCCTCAGTTTTTCCGGATATAATAGAAAATATTTCTAAATATTGTGATTCTGTCAATCCACTCACATCTATAAAAAGGTCCTCTATATTAGATTCAAAACAATTACTTAAATATATAAGACCATTATTATTAGATATACAATCATAACAATTTGTATATTGTTGATCTGCTAAATATTGAGAAGATGTATTATTGACATTTGATACAGTTTCAACACAAATAGGTTGATCACCCCCAAAAATGAAATCATAAACAACCCAATATTGTCCCGAATTTATAGGATTTCCATTAAAATTTATGTCTAAAGGTGCGTTTACTTCTAAACAAAGAATTGAATTATCTGCCATAATTATTTTTTATTTACAATTTGAAATTTTATTGTTCTTTTATAAGTATTAACTTCCCCACTTGAGATAACTTTCATATCAATAAAATATTCATTAGGAATTTTATCTCTTGTATCAAATATAAAATAATACTCATTTGGTGTTCTATTTAGTTTGGTCCAGTCTTGTACTTGTACTTCAGTTTGACCTTCCCTAACATAAATTCTATAATACCCCCCCACTTTGGGTAATTGTTTGTTTGTGGTATAAGCTTGTTTTATAATTACACCGACCTTTCTAACATCGGTGTTTAATATCTTTTCATCTTGTTTAATACCATAAAAATCAAACCCATAAACCTTTGGGTCGACAGATGTTGTTCCCATTTGTAATGACTTTTGAATTGGGTATATAACAAATTCATTATGTATGTCCGGTAAAGAGAATCCATTTAATTTAATATCTGACCAAACGTCATTAAATATACATGGGGTTTTGTATCCAATAAGAGGTGGTAGTTCTATTTCGTAAACACCTTTTGTTCGTCTACATGATTGTAGATTTACTAAACCTGGAATTGGGTTACCCACACTATCAGAAATAGTTACTTTGGGACTAAAATCTAAATTCTGAAAATCCCCATCTTCATAGATGTATAAATATAATTTATTAATTTTTCCAAGTGAGAATGAATTCCTATCATCCTCAATTAAATCATTATAACTAGTTTCTAAAAATGGTTCGTAAAATGTCTGGGTATGTCTTGTAAAAAACCCAACTGAGTATGTACCGGTTGTACCACTTAAATTTTCAACCTGTGGTAGATACGCAATCCCCCAACCCACACAATTAGGAATACTACCACTTAAAACATCATTAATTTCCTGTGTCATGTCAAACTCAATGTTCTCATCACCGAATTCAAAATGTTGGGTTTTAACAATTTCTAACTGATTATAATTAAATGTCCCAGAATTTGTATTACTATATATCCCAGGTTGTTCCCAAACACCAATAGTTGTTGTTTGATACCAGTTACTTGGTCTATCAGAGTAGTTCTTATCATTTTGTATTTCGGTAACGACATCAAAGTAATCATACCCAACACCTTCATCCCAAATCTGTGGTTGGTCCGGATCCAAATTAACGTAAGGTATTCTAAACAGAATTAAATCAAAGGATGTAGCTCTCAGTCTACCTTGTGAATTTGATGTATTTAAATAATCTTTATCAAAGAATGATGTATTTACCATTCTTAATGTATGTGTCATACCCGAACATATATCGGTTGATATTGTACCGTTATTAATTTTTTCTTTTAACAGGGTTAGATCAATGTCAAAGATAAATCTAGAGAACCCGGTAGGTAAGGATATATTCCCATCCCCATAGTATAATTCCATAACAGGGTTCCTACCTGTGTTAACGAAACTATTGGATATGATGGTATTATTCCGACTAAAATATGAATTATTAATTGACATTTACATTTTTACAATAAATATCAATTAATTCGAATATTTTGATTTAAAATGGTTGAATCAGCTTCTAATAATTTTTTAAGGATATCTGACTTAAGAGTTCCGTCAGTACCCACCGGTATTGGAGCTTCGTTTATGTTGTGAACGTGTGAAAAAACAAACTTGGTTAATAGGGTTAAAAATGACATTAATTCATCACCCCTAACCATTGGGTCAGTCTTATAAATAATCTCATCAAATTTTTCTCTAGGTATACCATATAGTGTATCTTTTAATGAAAATTTCTCTTTGGATGGTATTGATTGTTTGTGTGATAATAAATAAACAAAATCCCCCCCGTTTGTTGTATATGTTACCGGATCCGGAACAAATGTTTTATTTTGTACTATGGTCTTTTTTAGTTCTGGTTGTGGATTTATAACATTCTTTAACCATACGAGAGCGTACCCATTTTGGGTATCCGACGGGGATAATTTTATTTTATTATAAATTTCAATTAGGTTGTTATATTCCGTTGTGTTATTCGTACTTAATGTATCAAGGTTAGATTTAACCGGTCTAAACACAAATGGGAACTGATCACTAATCGTTACACCAGGTTCAGATGGATAAGATACATATCCAGGAATATTTATTCGACCATTATTAAACCCACGAATAAATGAGTTAATTAGTTGTGACGTTTCAATTACCGTCTTATCAGTAAAGTCCAACTCAAATAAGGTATTTCCAATGTATTCATCTAGTGGTGTATTTACCG